TTTACATATTGATAAAGAATATAGAAATAGATATGTTGAAAATTTTTATAACAACAGAACAGAAGAAGTACCAGATACTTACGAAAGGATAGTAGGTAGAGAATCATTTGTTAAAATATCAGAAGAATTATGGGATATACTCTCAATAAACAAAAATATAAGAATAACAGAAGTTGAATTCAATAACCTAATTGGTTTTAAAAAAATAAAACAAGCATGATATCTTACTTATCACTTATTCCTCTCTTTATTTGGATGAATCTTTTTTATCTTTCCAATATTACTAAAATTGATATTAGGTTTCATCAAATAGATTTGTCAAAAAGTAATAAGACTTTAATTTTATTTTATATTACTAAAATTTTATACTGGATGTGGATAATTTTTGGAATTTATTTGAAATTATACACCCCAGTGTTGATACTTATCTCACTGACTATAGTAAAGTTTTTGTCATATCGTTTTTCAACTAAATTATACAAAATATCTAACTTAATAACACCTATAATCTCAATAGTGTTAATGACTTTGATAGTTTTAACTTATTTTTTAAACATTAAACTTTTTTAAGTGATCTTCAGTTATTATAATAAATTCATATCCCTTCTTATTACAATATGATATCATAGTTTCCCACTTATTCTTATTCTTATAAGCCATTTTTAAATCGTATTCAAAGTTTTTTAACTTTTTTGCACCAGACTGAGGAACAACTAACCGACCTTCATTTAAGTCTTGAACCATTTTATACTCTTTCATTGGCTTAACTTCAACCACTACTTGTTTTAAAGATCCATCTTCCAGTCTCATTTCATAGTAAAAATCAGGATAGTAACAATGCTCTTTAATTTTTGTATCTCCGTTTTCAAAATGGGTCATTTGATAAGGTATTCTCATACATTCAGCCCCCCACTTTGTAATTTTAGTATTGTGGTCTAACCAAGTCATTATCTTCTTTTCCCAAGAACTTCTAAAATAGACACCACCATAAGTATTTAACTTTATGACTTTATCTTTAAACTTAGGTATATAATTACCCTGATTATAGTTCTTATTACTTGGTTTAGAATTTAACATAAATAAAGGATTCTATTTATTTTATATATAAAATAAACTTTAAACCCTATGGGAGAACTATATGAAAGACTAAAACTAAATAAGTTTGTAAAAAGCAATGACGTTCCAAGTTTTTTTAAGCAAAATTCTCTCGACTTCTATCAAAGATATTTAAAGTCAGATGATTATGTCAAATCAACTCCTGTCACAAATATTATAAAAGGTCAATTTTATTTTTTTCACTATAAAGATGACTCTAACTGGGTCAAATGGTCTCCTGTTTTTGTAGTTGATGTAAAAGTTTATAGTAATAAAATTATTTTACTATGTGTAAATTTTAATTTTCTACCTTTAGAGGTAAGAGTGGCTATTTTTGATAAGTATCTTACAGAAGCTGATTTTGAAAAGTGTGAAAGACTAAAAGGCAGACACTTTATAAAAGTTAAATTTGAGCCAATGTATAATGAGTTAAAAAGATTGAAACTAGAGTATTGTTTAATGGAATATAATGCTATTCAAATTGCTCAAGCACACAGAATTCATTTTACATTACTACCCGAATTTCTTTATTCTCAACATCCAAAGAATAAATATGACCCTAAAAAACTTATTCAAATTTGGAAAAAGAAAGCAGAAACTTCTGTAGAAAGAGACTCTGAAATGTCACAACTAGCTATTGATGATCTATATAACTTTGATAAGGATTTTACAACAAAATTTAAAGTTTTAGAAGGACACATCAAAAGGATTAGAGCAAGTGCTCAAAAATATGGAAAAGGCTAATCTAATAGATTGTCAATATTAAAGTCTCTATAAACTTGTTTTGTTATATCACCTAAACCAGTATCAAGTAATTTATCAAAATTTGAATCTGTTGAGTCAATCTCATAATCTTTAAGTGTTTCTAAATTTTTATTATACCACATATAAAAGAAATCACATGCAGTCTCAACTATATCTTCATAAGAAGGTTCCGAAACTGAATCATAAGCACAAAATAAAATTCTAACATCTAATGGCTGTTCAGTGTCATAGATAATATCAATTGATTTATTCCAATTTAAGTTTATAGTAAATCCTAATTTTTCAATTCTATCTAAATGATCAAACATTTTTTAATATTTTACTAAGTTTATTCTCTCTTTTATCTTCTATTTCAATTGGTTCTACTATTATCTCACCGTTTGATATTCTAATTTCCCATTTGTTACCAGTGACATCATCAAGTAGAGCTAATTTTTTTATAACACAATAACCATCTGGTTCTATTCTAAGAACAGAATCACCAGTTGAACTATTCACATTAAATATATTAGGTTGAAGTTTAACAGTCATTATAGTTTAATACCGGTTTTGGGATCGTAATTCATAATTAACAACTCAATACCTTTAGCTTGTTCGGATTTTAAATCAGAGTTGTTTCCACCTTGAGCCGAACTTCTAAATACTTCTTTCTCTGTCCAAACGTATTTATCTTTAGGTAATAACTCTTCTAAAAGAGGAAAATAATAATAAGAAAGTGACCAACGACACTTAGTCTTTTTGATTAACTCCAATAGTCTTCTATGAGAAGCTGGTCCAAACATTCCTTCTTTGTCAGCACCATACCAAAACAATCTTTTAGCGTCATCTTCACCATTTTCATCTGGTCTGAAGTATGGTGGATCCAAATAAAGATAAGTATCTTCTGAATCATATTTTGTAATAAGTTCTTCAAAATCAATATTTAAGAAATCAGTAATTGATTGTAATTTAGGAGTATATTTATTTTTTTTCAATTTATCAATAAGAACTTCTAATTTCAAACGGTCTTTATCTTTTTTATAACCATTGAAACCAGCACCTCGAGGATAAACAGAGTTATGAGCAGAAGTGATAAGAAAAGCATAAATAGCGGCTTTCTCAAAATCACCAATTTCAAAATTCATATCATCTAAGAAATCATTTTTTTGATATTCTTTATAAATCTTTTTATAGAAATCCCATTTCTTTAATGGATCTGTTTCTTCTGTGAAAAGAAGAGTATTTTTTAAATTCTCTAAATAAGGTAGGAACTCCTCAGGTTGTGATGAACACTTGTATAAGTTCACCTGATGACGATTTTTATCATTATAGACAACTACATCGAATTTAAGTTGATCGTCATCCATATACGTTCCCATTGAACCAGAAAAAGGTTCTAAATACGTTTTAATTCCAGTTTTTGGGATTTTTGTATTGATTAATTCTTGAAATGCTGAGGAACTCTTACCTCCGAAATAACTTATTACCGCCATTTTATTTATTTTGATTTTTAATTTGTTCTTCTAGTGAAGGTCTTTCATTTTGTTGTCTTAATTCTTCTCTAATCTTCATTAAAATTTTACCTAAATGATTTTCACCAATACTATTACATTTTGGACAAGAACACTGACCCCAAAAGACATCGTGCCAAAAGTTACCCTCTATAAGTTCTAATTTACCAGTATCCAATAACATCTCGCATAATTTAGGATCTTTGAATTTTTCACGAATTCCCCAATTCATAAAGTCTAATTTTTTTTCTTCCCAATCTTGTCTAACTTTTACTCGACTTCCTAATTTTTTTACATCACCAGCATCTGGTATTCTAGCAATTAACTCTCTAAAATCAGGAGCAGTATAATAAACACCATCAATGAATTGCATTTGAGTAACTTTTAGAGCAACATAATAGTGTTCTACAGAAGGATATGTAATTCCTTTATGTTCAATTTTACAGGGATAAAAGTTTGAAAGGAAATAATAACGACCTCTAAAAGAATTGATATAACTCATAATTCTTATATGTTATAAATTAAAAAAGTCCACCTTAGGCGGACTTAATTTTAGTGGAGATGACCGGCTCTGCCTCCGGTGTCTTCCCTAGCTAACAATAATTATTCATTTACAGGCTTAGTGAAATTTTTCTAAACTCACAAAATATTTAGTTGAACTAACCCATCACTCTAACAATTCTGGTTTCACATTTTAAACTGTGTGATTCAGCTGGAGAATTTTTGCGATTAGCTTAAAAGCTTAAACTACTGCTAGCTCTTCTGCCTTAAGCATGTTGTTTTGTAACGCCGCTACTAAATCTTCACGGGATGCTACTTCATTTGTTTTGCCATTTACGACTTTTGTTACCTAATTTATTAGTCGGTCATTTAACCACCCGACACCTGCATAACTACCACTACTCTATGAATCTATTCTATGACATCCCCATAGTCATTGTAATTATTTTACAAATGTATATATAATATTTGAAAATAAGAAAAAGTTTAATTAAAATGGCATATTATCATCTTCTAAACCTTCATCTAATGTAAAACCAAACGAAAGTATTCCACCACCGGATTTCGATTGCCAAATGTCAAATTCAGCATCATATTGAGCTAATATATCTCTTTTAAGTTTGTTAGCTACTTCAAAAACTTTAATAATACTTCTAAGTGTCTCTTTTTTTGCCATATTAACTTCAATGACAATATCCTCATTTCTTTTTGCCGTAATCTGAACATTATCAACACCCGAGTTTCTAAACATTTGACGAAGCAAATAAGTTAAATGTTGCACGTCATCATCATCATCATCATCATCTGATTCATATCCATAGTCATCATCTTCATCATCGAATTTAGGATTTGATGATTTTCTCGAGTTATCACGCGTACTTTCATCGTCATACCAATCATCATAATCTCCATAATCTTTAGTAGAATCATCATCATATCCATAATCATCTTCTGGCCAACGAGCTTCATTTTTCTTATTAGCAGAAAGTTCGTTATTAAGATGACTAAATTCGTCTTCTCTGATATTTTCTAAATATTTTATAAATGTTTTTATTTTCATATTACTTTAGCTCTATTTTAAAATATGTTTCATCAAAGATTCCTAAATCCTCTATTTTGTACTTGTTAAGTATTGTCTGTATTCTTATAAGTGAATCATAAATTTCACCCATATCAGTCTCTTCTAAATCTAAACTAACAAATATTCTATCATCTTTACCAATGACCTTTACATCAATCCCAAATACATTCTTTTTAATCTCGTTTATAAGATTCTTATGTTTTGCAAATAATTCTTCATTATAACCAACCTTTCTTTTAATCGGAAGTTTATTCCAATCAACTTTAACAGAAGCCTCTGCTAACTTAATGAGGTAAGTCATATTTTGCATTTCTGTTCCTCTGTGTTCGTTATAATAACCAACAGATATATTAGTACATTCAGCAATATCCTCCATTAGAGAAGCCGAATCAGTATAAACACCAGTTGTATCTAATGAAAGATTTAAACCGCTTTTGTTATATTCGTCACAAAGTGCTTGTCCAAACTCATTTGAACAACATTGTCTTCCCAACTGATGAGTAATCACAGATGTAGTTCTTCTTCTATCAAATGATACACAAGCTTTAACATCAGTAAGATATTCACATCTATCATATATTGAAGAGAGTGCATTTGAACCAATTCCACCTCTTTCCTCACCAATAAAGAAATAGTAAATTCCCGGCACATTGTTAGTCATCATATATAACATAACAGCAGTTCCTGCTTTATCATCGGCTCCTAAAATTGAAGATCCATCAGTGTAGATATGCTCATCACCAGATCCAGTTTTAATTAGTCTAAAAGAATATCCCTCTTCCGATACTCTACCATTTGCTTGAAAAAGTTTAGTAGTTTTTTGCTCTCTATCGGCGGTATCTAAGTGACAAGTAAACATTATTGTTGGTTTATCACTTCCTATTATTTTATAATAATTACCAACTTCGTCTCTTTTTAAGTCTTTTGGTAAAAACTGTAATACTTCTTTTTCATGTCTACAATCATCAAAATGAGGATAAGTTTTAGTAGTCAAAGACAGAAAAGTTGCCTTAACATCCTTTGGATTATAAGTAAAAGAAGGCACTTGTATTCTTTGAGCGGAAGTCGTAGATTCATCTCCGATATTATCAGAAACCATATCATTGTATTGATAAATAAAAGACTTTATTTCATCTTCAGTAAGAAGACCAGGCCAATAATATCTAAAGAACTTACCAATCTTCATATCAAATTTTTTACCACCAATAGTTACCTCAAAACAATAAGCCTTATTTGAAATTGTAACATCTGTAATTCCTAAACCATTTTGATACTTAGATCCAGGCTCACCCAACCAAAGCATTTCAAATGCAAGATAACTATCATTATCTTCCATTTTCTTAAGAACTTTTTCTAATTCACTAGAAATTTTAATTCTAGCACTCCTATCTACGTCTTTTGGTGCTTCTTTTTTGAAAACATCTTCTTTAGATTTATATGCACCAGTTGGTATATTTCTATTTGGATCAGTTATAGACTGTGTTCCAGCCTCAAATATTTGATTAAATTTAAATAAATTCATATCAGTATATATTAAATTTAAATAGTGATTTCTTCCGCATTTATATAATCAACTTTAACTTGACCATCATTCATACCAGGTTCTTTTTTGACAAACTTTCTTTGACAATAAACCACTTTGACAGAAGGTTCTTTAGCTGCTTTTGAATTCTTTTTAGCAATTTCAGCGGCATATTTTAATATTTCAGGTGTAGGTAAGTTTTCTCTAACTCTTATAACAACATGAGAACCAGGAACACCTTTAACGTGCATCCAAATATCTTCATCCTCAGCAACATTAAAAGTTAAATAGTCATTTGATTTAGCATCTCTTCCATATTGTAGAAAAAAACCATCAACTTCAATCTTTTTGATATCTGGGAATTTAGGCTTTTTACTTTCAAAATATTTCAAATATTTCATTACATATATATTATTTATATAAAACAAAAAAGACCTCATTTAGAGGTCTTTTTTGAATATTTGGTAACTTAATATTAGTTAAGGAAACCAGCTGCATCTACAACTTTGATAGTCATAAATTGCTTTTGTGGGAACCAACCAACTTCAGCAACTGCATATCTACTTCTTAGTAACATTCTTGGAGCGAATGTAGCTTCAGAAATGATAGAGATTGACTGAGCCATTAAGTAAGGTACGAAAATGATACCTGGTTGGTCAGGATTGTTCTTTCTACCAAGAACGATTCTGTTGTCGTTATATTTCATATATGGATCAACATAGATTGAAATATCACCAATTGAACCTACAGGGTAAAGTTGTCCAGAAGCATTCATTTTAGACTTCAACGGGTTAATTGTATAACCAGCGATATCAGATAGAGCTGCAGCAAGACCTCCGTTTGTAATAACGTACTGAGCAGGACCTACACGACCTTCAGTTGCGATATAGTTAGAAGCGTGAGCAATCTTAGTGACAAGCTTTCTTTGAACAGCGTGAGTAGTTTCACCACCAGGACCACCTGTACCAACATAAGCTGTGTTTAAGTCGAAGATAGTCTTACCAGCTGGGTCACCAGTTAATGCTGCACCTGCTGCTGGAGCTGAAGTTCTGTTAAGATCACCTAATTCAAAAATCTTAGCAACGATTTGCTTAGAGATTGTTTGAGATAATTCATTAACAAGAATAGATTCCATTTTTTGAACGATATCCATACCTGTGTTAGCTTTGATATCTTCAATTTCAGTTCTTCTAAGAGCTGAAGATACTTCGATAGTACCAACTGCGATAGTTTTAGAAGAGATTTTTGGACCGATAACACCTGAGTAAGTATCATCATCATCCTGACGAGACATTGGGTAGTTTCCAGTAAATCCAGAAGCTCCTGATGTCCAGTTTGAAGAGAATCCAGGGATATGATCTTCAAGAGCTGATACTAATTCAACTGTTAAGTTAGCAGCACCTGGAGTAACAGATACAGTACCTACTGTAGCGATTTGATCAACCATTGACATAGTTGCATTGAAAGTGTTTCTTGTTTCATCAAATGACCAAAGAGCACCAGCACCACTATTAACAGCTGTATGAGATGTATTAAATTGTCTGAAAGCTCTAAACATTGGATAACCATCAATACGAGAGAATCCTAAGAATTCAACAACACCCGCTCTAGAACCACCTGGATCAGCAGCAGCATTTACAGTTGAACCGTAGATGTTTGTGAACCATCTTCCTTGAAGACCACCTTGTGTTTGAGCACCAGCGTTAGCTGTCAAAGTAGCATTTACAGCAGCTTTCTGAGCAGCATCATCAACGTTTAATTTGAAAACTTGTGGTCTTTCATCTTGTTGTCCCAATCTTGTATCATCATATTGGAAGTCAATGTAAAGTAAGTCGATTTTTGGACCTGGAGAAGGTTTAACAGCAACAAGGTCAAGACCGATTGTTTGAGCTGCGATTTTCATAGCTACAGGTAATAGGTTTTGACCAACATCACCAGAACCAGGAGTTCCTGTGTAGTTAGCACCTACTGTTGTTCCAGCAGGACCACCAATTACTGGGTTCAATACTGCACCCATACCAGCTACGTTAGAAGCGTTTACATACGCGTTCTCATTAATTGAGTGATACTCAGCATATTCTGACATCCAATCAAGTCTGTCTTCACCTGCTACACCCATGTTCTCAAGAACTGGAGACCACTTCTTAAGAGCTTTTGATTTGTCTATTCTAATGTGTGACATAGTTTAAATTTATTTTTTTTTGTTATCTATATATAACCCTTTATTTCCCTAATTTTTGAAGGTGTGGATTTTTTATAGATTAAATCTTTTTGAATCTTTCTAAAATAGCTTGAGCTTCATTATCAGAAAGTTTATCTTCTTGTATCAAAGTCTCGTGAGCAACTAATTTTTTAGTTACAGATTCATTCTTTTTGAGGTTTCTAGTTAACCAGAAATGCTCAACTTGTGATTCAGTCATTAAAACTTCAGATGGATAAAGTCTAGCTTGTGATAAGATAGATTTTTTAGCTGATTCGTTCATTTGACTCCAGATTGCCTTAGTGTTTTCAGGCATTAATCTGATTACTCTTTCTTCTAGAGTTTCATTCTTTGTAGATAGAGCTTCAGCGATTAATGATAGAACTTCCTTCTGTGTAAAATAACTACTTTCGTTTATGTGTAGTTTAACAGTTTCTTGTTCTTCATCAGAAAGTGCATAAAAGCTGTCAACTTGTGACTTGTTTAAGAATTTTAAGAAATTCAAGTCAGTTGTTTCAGAAACTTTACGTTTTTTAGCTTCTTCAATAAGTTTATTAATTGACTCAGACAATTCAGAATCTTCGTGACCACTTACTTCATAAGAATTTGGACCACATTCTTCATCATCTTCGTTTTCATCTTCATTTTCATAAGAATAGGATTCTTCCTCTTCATGAGAAGGAACACCTTTATAATCATAATTGTTTTCATTCTCATCCTCGTCTTCTACTGCTTCAAAACCTGCAGCTGAAAGTGAAGGAAAATTCTCTTCTTCATTATTTTCAAATAATTTACCACCTTTAGAGTTTAATTTCTCAACAATCATTCCTTGATAAGAAATTGATTTATCTAAATTTTCTGCGATATATTCTGAATAAGCGATATTATCATCTAAATGCTCAGCAATGTACTCAGAGTAAGCGATGTTACCTTCAACATGTTCTGCTAAATACTCAGAGTAAGCAATTGAATTATCAACATGTTCTGCGATATATTCAGAGTAAGCAATGTTTTTGTCTAAGTTTTCTGCGATGTATTCAGAGTAAGCAATGTTTTTGTCTAAGTTTTCTGCGATGTATTCAGAGTAAGCAATGTTTTTATCTAAGTTTTCTGCTAAATACTCAGAATAAGAAATATTCTTATCAAGATTCTCAGCGATATACTCAGAATAAGAAATGTTTTTATCTAAGTTTTCTGCTACATACTCAGAATACTCAATGTTTTTATCAAGATTCTCAGCTACATACTCAGTGTAATTAATAGCCTTTTCAAGATTTTCAGCTAAATAGTCATTGTGTTTAGCTAATTTCTCAGTTGTAGATTTAAGAGATTTGTTCTCATTAACCACTACCTGAATTTTCTCTGCTAAGTAATCTAAATACTTAACTACTTTCTCATTAGTTGTGTTTAATTCTTCATAGTATTCAAGCAATTGCTCTAATTTCTTAGGAGCCATATCACCTTTAGAAATAGCAGATTTAACTTCTTTTTTAGTAGAAGCAATCTCATTTACTAGATACTTTGAATAATCAGTCAACTGTTTTTTTGTAACAAATTCGTTCTTGTTCATGTTGAATAATTCATTTATTTTTGACTCGTCGGACATTTCATATATCCTAAAGTTAGATTTTGGGTTAGTATAACCTAAAGATTCATTTAGTACCTTTACAGACATTTTAGCCGAAGCAAATCCTGGATCAGCAACGATGTCATATGTAAATAACTTCTTCAAAGAAACAGAACCATCCGATTCAGTGATACCAGCCGCTCTAGAAGAAACGAAAACTGGACAACCATCATCTACTAATGCTTTTGCCTCTTTACCCCAATAAGTACTTAGAAGTCTAATTTCACCTGATACAATATTTTGTTCTTTAACATATTGTGCCTTGGTGATTACGTGTGATGCTCTTGCTAACGAAGTGTCAAAAACATCTGGGTGATCAAATTCACCGTAAACAGCACCTAAACTGCTCATTCTTTCATTTAACTCATCTAACGCTGGTAAGAATCTGTCTGCCGTGTAAATACGTTCATTACGGTTCTTCACACCAAATTCTGTGAAGGTTCCACCTAAAACGTAATCTTTTTTACCGGAAGCATTTTCTCGTATCAACGAACTAGTAGAGTTTTCTACGATTAATACTGGTTTCATTCAAAAATAATTATTTTTTACCCTTTTAAAGTTGTTGTATATATTCCTAATAAAAAACCACCTATTTTAAAAGGTGGATTTTTTATAGTCCTCGAGAACTACTGAAAATAAAAAGACATGTAAAACATTAGTAGGAAGAAGAAACTATTTAATAAATAACTTTAAATTTTAAACGGTTTTTTATGATTCTTACCAGAGAAATAAAGATTAAGATTACTGAATCCAATTATCAATACTATGAGGATCTTGGTTACGAAGTATTAATTGGAGAAAATCTTTTAATACCCGTTGAACTAATGTCTAAAGGATCTCATTACAAGATTAAATGCAAATGTGATATGTGTGGTTTAGAAAAAGAAGTTATTTTTAAAAACTACGTCAAATATGATAACAACTGGGGAGAATATAATTGTAGAAAATGCTCAGAAAAGAAAAGAAAAGAGACTTTACAAAAAAACTACGGAGTGGATTACCCTATACAGAATAAAAAATTAATGGGAAAAATGAAAAAAACTCTCCTAAAAAAATACGGAGTAGAAAACATTTCAAAGAAAGAAACTAAACAAAAAGATTCTGAATAATACAACTTCTATGATAAACATAATAGAAGGTGATCGATATGAAGGTCAAATAGAGTTCTCAAATAGTGGAAATGCAAACATAACAATTGGAGAAAAGTCAATTTTTATACACAGAAAAAATACTCATAACTCACTACACTTAGATAAAGTAAAAGTAGAAATATTTAAAGGTGAAAAGAAATTAGAGGGGAAAGTAATTGAAACAGTTTCAAGATTTAGAACAGATTTTGTTGGTAGAGTTCAAATAGGAAAAAAGTCGACATTTGTAATACCAGACAGTGATAAATTATCAGTAGATTTTTATATCAAAGGTGGATTAGTTGCAAAAGACGGACAAAAAGTTATTGTAGAACTAACAAAATGGGAAGATTCTAAGTCACCACAGGGTAAAATAACTAAAATACTCGGAGACGCAGGTGATAACAACGCGGAAATGAACTCAATAATGTATGAGTATAATCTACCGGTTGATTTTCCACAAGAAGTTTTAAATGAGTCAGAATTAGTACCTGAAGTAATATTTGAAAATGAAATACTAAAAAGAAAAGATTTAAGAAGTGTAACAACACTAACAATAGATCCGGTCGATGCTAGAGATTTTGATGACGCTCTTTCAATACAAATAATCAACGAAAATAATATTGAAGTAGGAGTTCATATAGCAGACGTTGGTCACTATGTAAAACCAGGAACTAAACTAGATGAAGAAGCTTACAAAAGAGCAACATCGGTATATTTAGTTGATAGATGCGTTCCGATGTTACCTGAGAGACTAAGTAACGGAATTTGCTCACTAAAGCCACATGAAGATCGTTTGGCCTTTTCTGTAATATTCAATATAGATAAAGATGGGAAAATTATTAAAGAGTGGCACGGAAAAACGGTTATACACTCAGATAGAAGATTTACTTACGAAGAAGCTCAAGAAATAATCGAAGGATCTGACGGAGACTTTCACAATGAAATAAGAGTTCTTAATACATTAGCTCAGAAAATTAGAAAGAAAAGAATAAAAGATGGTTCAATCGAAATGGGAGGAATTGAAGTTCGTTTTAAATTAGCAGAAGATAATAAAAAACCTATTGGAGTTTATTTCAAAGAACAAAAAGAAGCTAACAAACTTATTGAAGAATTTATGTTACTAGCTAACAAATCAGTTGCTAAAATACTTTCAGAAAATCAATGGTTTAATGTTTATAGAATACACGATACACCAAATATGGAAAAATTACAACAACTAGTAGGAGTTTGTGAGAATTTTGGACACAATGTTAAAATAGAAGGAGAAGGAGATGATTTAAAAAAATCAATTAATCAACTACTAAAAGAAATAAAAGGAACTCCTGAAGAAAACATGATAGAGACTTTAGTTACCAGATGTATGTCTAAGGCTAAATATACTATCAAGAACATTGGTCACTATGGATTAGGTTTCAGTCACTATTCTCACTTTACATCTCCAATTAGAAGATATCCGGATTTAATCACACATAGAATTTTATTTGATTTTTTAAATAAAGGAAAACAAGGAAATCCTGCTAAAATTGAAGAAAATGCTAGTTGGTGTTCTAGTAGAGAATTAATAGCAGCAAAAGCACAAAGAGACTCTATAAAATACAAACAAGCTGAGTTTTTACAAGATAAAATTGGTCAAGTTTTTGACGGAATTGTATCAGGTGTAACAGATTGGGGAATTTATGTAGAATTAACCGAATCCAAATGCGAGGGAATGATAAGATATAATACAATAGGTAAAGTAAAAGTAGATTTAGAACATTATACTATTTCAGATGAAATGGGTAATAAAATTAGACTAGGGGATCCTTTAAAAGTTATAGTATCAACAGTTGATTTAGAAAAAAAGCAAATTGACTTTAAATTATTCTAATGAAAAGGACATTTGAAATAGAATTAAATAATTCCAAAATAGAGGATTATGAAGACATTCTATCACGATTTAGTAATTGGAAAAAATACAAAAGAGAAATAAACCTAAATATTTTATTAGAAGAAGGTAAAAAAATTCAATTTGATGTTGAAATACCAAATAATCAAAGTGTCTTTTATGTTAGTGTTTCGGATGATTTTAAATACACAACCGCTTTGGTAAATGTTTGTTCTGTTATAAATAAATTTGTTTTTATTATCCTAAACAACCAAATCATTAACTTAAAAATTGATGTTACCTTTTTAGACACGAACTGGGGTAAAAAAGTTAAAAATATACTTGAATCCGACATAGATTTAAAACTATTTCAACATATAAATATAGAAGGTCAAATAGATAATTTTTATTTTGAATTACCAAAAATGGCGGCATGAAATTTTATAAAGTTGTAACTCAACACACTCAGTATGAGTTGGATAAATTATTGAAAAAAATGAGCTCTACAGAGGTAGAGTATATTCAAAGTCTATACAGTAAAATATCTATAGTAGAATATACAGACGAGAATAACTTTGAATGTATGTTTGCAATTCTAAATGATTATTTGCTAAAAAAGCTAGATATCCTCTACAATAGTTATAATTTAAAATTTAAATTGATTGATTTAACAAGACAAATAATCAATGACGATTTTATAAAAACAAAATACTACAACAATTATCAAAGGAATGTCGAGGAAGAAATTTTATATTTGATAAAAAAATATAAAAAAGAATGGATTTCAAAAGATGATATCTTAGATAAAATTTTAGATAAAGGAATTGATTCTCTTACCGACTTTGACTTAGACATTCTTAACTCTTAAAACTCAAATTCTCCTCCTTCAGCGGGCGCTTCTCCTCCTCCTTCAGCAGGTGCCTCTGGAGCATCTTGAGCTCCTGCTTGAGCTTCACCACCACCCTCAACAGGAGCTTCTCCACCTTCAGCCGGCATTTCTCCTTCAACTGGAGCACCACCTTCAGCACCAGGAGCAGCACCAGCCGCACCAGCAGCCGCTTTATTAGCGGCATCTTTAGCCCAATATCTTTGGTTTTCAGTTTTTTCTTCAGGTGTTAATTTAAAGACATTATCCATAATCCACTCAATGTGAAAATATGGTTGTTCTCCATTCATAATTCCGGTTAATGTAGTAACAGCCTCAGCTCTTTTAGCTAAATTATTTATTTTTTTCCATTCTTCAAAAATCTGATTAGTATAGAAAATGATATCAACGCTATTAACAAAAACTTCATCATCCTTTAACTCAGGAAACTCGATTAGCATTTGTAATTTAAGAGGCTTAACAATAATCTCTTTAAAATTTGCTCTCAATCTACTAATAAAATTATGAAACTTAATTTCATCTCTTGTCATCTCAGCGGCATCTGTTATTAAGTTACCACCACCCGAGTCACCCTCAAAACGAGTAAGTGGAATTTTTGAAGCTCTTTTAAGTCCTTGGTGAAACCACTTTAACATTGTTTCATCATTTAAGTCATGTCCCTCTTGTTTAACGATTTCAAATCCCGGTGTTCCGGCATCTCCTTCTGGAAACCAGATTTGTTTGTTATAGTGTAAGTGCTTAGACCCATTTATTGATAAAGTTCCTAAGGTATCATCCCATTCAACTTCCTCCGAATAGTCATGAATTAATTGACCTATCTGTTCTTCTGCTCTTTGACGAGATAAACCTTTAATTGGAATTGTAAATTTTTGCCAAATCATTGCATTTGTTACGTTCCACATAATTCTTGTTTGTTCAAGAATTTTTAATTGGTTATAAGGCTTGATTAATCCTTCCACATAAGAAGTTTCCGAATAATCATTTTGAGTGGAATATGATATATAAATAATCTGAGAATCTAAGAAAATTCTCCTAAGTTGAGGATCTTCTGAAAACTGAATCCAAAGGTGGCCAACATTTGGCTCATAAGCCGGAACTAATGTCTCGGGTCTCAATCTGTTGAATCCGATAACATTTTTCTTTTTATCATCATAAATTATTTCAATTGCAATATATCCATCAATTAAGAAATCTCTCAACATATTCCAAGCGGTGATATTATCCGAGAATCCAAATTTTGTGTATAATCTCTCAAAAAATTCTTGATACTTATCTGTTATTTCTTGTGAATAATCAGTAGGCAGCGGTCTTGGTGAACAAAAGTCTTTATCCTCGTTATAAACTACTGTCTCATCTGATATAGCAGAAACAAAATCTCTAATTTCATCTTTAATTGAATACTCTCTTAAAATTCTTCTTTTATCAGCATATGACTTATCTAAATAAGGAATTGATTTTCTATTTAAAACTGAAGCAACAGCTCTTTGTGAAAAGAAATCATACATAGAATTACCCTTTGCTGAGTAAGGATCTTCATTGATTCCAATACCGACTTGATTTTTTATAATCATGTCATCATAGTTCATACCATAATTAGAAAGTGTTCTTAAGATTCTACTAAATAATCCTTTATTTTCTATTGCTGAGTTATTTCCTATGAAATTCTGACCAAATCCTGATGTATTAAAATTGTTATAAGTAGCCATTTAAAAATGCTAAAATTTTGTGATATATATTAAATTTTTGATATTCCTCCAGAAATTACTTTTTAATAGTTATTGTAATCTCTGCCTGTTTATCACCGTATCGGTCCTCTGTTATATTTTTCTCAACATCGAAATCAGAGAAATCTATTCCCCTAAAAAGACCATTCCACTTTCTATCAGTATAACTACCAGGTCCAAAACCATTACAATTTACAGTAATTTTAAATTCTTCTTTATTTAATCTTTTCACAATACCATTTACAAAATCACTTTTTGCAGCACTTGTCCTTTTGGACATTTCATTGTACAATTTTTGAACTTTGAATAAATCGCCTTCTACTTTTGCATTTTGAATAAAACAAACGACAATACCCCATTTCCAACTAGTATTAATTGACACCTGGACACTTTCTAAACGATTTTTAAAAGATATAAGTTCATCTAAAAACTCCCAAAACTTATCATCAATTATCATTTCGGTGTAACCACCCATAGGTCCAGTTTTAAATGAATTTCTGAATATGATATTCATTGAAGTATATCCCTCATATTCACCTTCTGTGATTGTTCTTGGTGGCTGAAAAGAATATTCAATATCCAAATCCTTTATAGGAAGTAACATCTCATCTAACTCTTCTTTAGAAAGATCTGTTATATCCTGAGATTCATTTAAATGTTGTAAAAACTTATGTAAATATTTCATTATTTATTTTTAAGTTTTTTATCTAATATTTTAGCGACATGGTCACCAATAAAGAAGTGCAGGTTTTTAAGAGTGTCTGTTTCAAACGTCTCTATCTCATCCATAAAACGAAATTGGTATTTATATATGTCTATTTCATCCTCACTTGTTTTATCAACCTTAGAAATTGACAACTCCATATTATAGTTATTATTTATGTTGATTTTAAAGTCAAATGTGGTTTCATCACAAGGAGTTGTTTTAAACTTTGGTTGATACTCAACATCAAAGACCGAATAGTCAGTGATTTTTGCTCTACGCATGTAGTAATTTAAAAACATAGCGGGTGCTTCAATAAAGTCTGAAAGAATTTGTAAATCTTGACCAAAATCATTTGAGTCTATGATATCTTCAATTTTCTTCTTAACATCTAATACATTTTCAAACTCAATTTTGTGATAAACACAATTTATATCATATAAGTAAATAAAAGAATTCTCAATTAGATTTTTTTTATTTAAATCAACTTTGAATATGTACTTTGTATGTATAATAGAAACATCTTCAGTTTCTAAACCCTGAATAGATATCACCATCTTATAAAACTTTTCATCTGGTGACATCTCATAAACTATCTCTACGGAAGAAGCAATTCCCTCTTCTTCCTCGAATATCTCTTTAAATAGTTCTTGTATTTCTGAAATTTTAATATCCATATTATTTAAATTGTTTGTCGTATAATTTTCTTTTCATTTCCATGATTTTTCCGATATATCCATTTCTTCTTAGTAACTTAAATACTAAGTTACCCAATGAAAATTCACCACTTTCGGAATCTAATCCACTTTGTCGATAACTTTTTATCTTTTTCCAAACCTTTTTTATCTTTGGTTCTAGTTCATCAAAGTCCTTTTCTTTAGAATCGGATTCAATATCATCTATAGACATTATAATAGTCTTAGATTTTTCTTTAATCATTCTCTCATTTGGTTTAAAATCAACTTTTTCTGGTTTTTTAACCCATTTATCATTCATCAATGAGTAGACTCCTCCCATTTTTCCGGTTTTTAACTCATCACGCATAATTGCATCATCCTGAATACAAACCTCAACCTCATAACCCTTTATTTTAATATCATGTTGTTGGTTCCAAATTTTCTTAGCATAATCACATAGTTTTTCAACTAAATCATAGTCTTCATCAACATTTTTATAATCTATAGTTATATGTAAATCATAGTCTGAATATTTTTCAGACCAATTATAATTACACAGAGATCCACATAAAACTATATCAACAACATCCGTTTTTATTTCAGTTCCTTCAAAGAAATCCTGAGCAATTTGTAATAACTGTTTTTTAATATCACCGTCCAATTCAAAATTATCCCACAACTTTGAAGGTAATTCATTTTGAATCCTAAATGACTTAATTGGAGTAAAAGCTCCTCTTTTAAACTCAAAGAATTTTGTCAATTTCATAGAGTATATATTAAAAAAGAAACTTTTATTTTATTGACAATATAATTTATTGATGAAACAGAGACTTTTAATAATTTCTTCTCACTTTTCAACAGGAGGAGCTCCACAATTCACTCTAAATAAAATACAAATTTTAAAAGACACCTATGATATTTGGTGTATAGAATATGATTTTTTATCATCAGATTTTGTTGTTCAAAGAAATGCTGTTATCGAAATACTTGGCGATAACTTTATTCCACTTTATGAAAATAAAGAAAAAATAATTTCAATTATTGATGAATTATCACCAGAATTAATTTTAATTGAAGAGATATCCGAAACATTCATTAAAGAAGAGATACTTAAAAAGATTTATTGCAGTGAAAGAAATTGGAAAATAATAGAGACAACTCATAGTTCTCATAACAATTCCGGACTTAAAAGATATCTTCCAGATAAATTTACATTTGTATCTCAGTGGTCATTAGAAATGTACAAACATTTAGGAGTGGATTCGACGGTCATCGAATATCCAATTGATAAAAAAAGTCGAAACAAATATAAATCTCAAGTCGAATTAGGACTTGACCCTAATAAAATACACGTCTTAAATGTTGGGTTATTTACTTCCGGAAAAAATCAAGGATACGCATTTGAAATTGCTAAACATTTTTTAGACAAAAATTACGAATTTCATTTTGTAGGTAACTTAGCGGGTAATTTTCAAGATTATTGGGGTCCAGTAATTGAAAATAAACCAGATAATTGTAGAATTTGGGGAGAAAGATCAGATGTCAAAAACTTTATTGAAGCATGTGATGTGTTTCTTTTTACTTCACGATTTGAATTAAATCCACTCGTCATAAAAGAAACTCTCTGTTATGATATACCGATACTAATGTTCAACTTACAGACATATTGTGGAATCTATAATAATGAACAAAATTGCCATTTCTTGAAAGGGGATACTAATAAAGACTCAAAATTATTAGAAAATATAATAAAGGAAAATTCTAAACATAAATTTGGATATGTTCTTTATTCAAATGAAAAATACTTTGAAATATCGAAATTATGTGCTGAATCAATAAGAAAATCAAGTAATCACCCAATTTATGTCTATCTGATGAATTCAGATAGAGTTTTAGATATAGAAAACTGCCATACAATAAATTGGATATGTGATTTAGAAGTGGATTCCGAAATGTATAACACTATTGGTGATAACTTTTACATAAATAGAGGAAACTCTAACATTTATAAAATGTTAATACAAAGACCAAAAGTAGTCAAAGATGTTTTAGAAAAATATGTAGAAACAGTCGCATATGTAGATAGCGATTCAATTGCTACTAAATATGTTGATAACATCTTTTCAATGTATCCTAAATATTTAGAATATCCATACTTTGTAGAAGGAGTATATGACTATCTTTTTTACAACGGGAGAGGAGGAGCTGAAACTAAAGAAGACTTAACAAATACACTAGAGCATCCAGTTTGTGAATTGTATGATATAGATCAGAAAATTAGAGAAAGATATAGACAAACAGGTTATTTTATCGCTGGTAAAAATACTTTAGATTTTTTACAAGAGTGGTCCGATATGTGTGAAAATCCAATAATATTAGAAAATAACGAATGGTTTGCTCCTTATAACGAAGAAACTATTTTAAATTGTCTTTTATATAAAAAGAAAATATTAGACGGATTACCTTGTATTTATGTAAATGGAACTTTAGATACGATTGATAGAGTATATTCAGAAATTGGTTTTTCTGACAAAGATGTAATAGTAGATTCATGGTTACGAATTCCATCAAAAAAAGAAAACTTACTATTCATACACGGCGAAAAAAACTTACCAATACTAAATAAAATGATAAAAAAATTAGAAGAAATATGAATTCAAAAGAAACTAAACAAAGATATATTGATGAGTTTAACTCAACTGAGTTAATAAAAAAACAAACAATTGAAGACAACGTTTCATTTAATCTACACTTTGTTCAAAAGGCATTCTTTGAAGTTGTTGGTAATTCAAAGAAAAAGTATCCAGTCTTTTTCTTTGATGGAGAAAATAATTTAGTTTATAAAACTGATTTAAGTTCAGGAATGTGGGCATCTCCAAGTAAAACCTATTTTGAGAAATGGAGAATTGTCGTTGATGACTCAGGTAAGTTAATAGAATTTAATTATGACTGCACAGGAAAAAGAGTCTATATAAGCATGGATTCATCTTCATTAGGAGACACTATCGCTTGGATGCCTTATATTGATGAATTTAGAAAAAAATGGAATTGTCATGTAATCACATCAACATTTTGGAATAAATTATTTAGGAATTCTTATCCTGAAATAGAGTTTATAGATCCAGGAGTTGTAGTTCATAACCTTTATGCTATGTATGTTTTAGGATGGTTCTGGAATAAAGACAAAGAGCCGGAAGAACCAAATACAATACCTTTACAAAAAGCGGCCTCTAATATATTAGGATTAGAATTTAAAGAAATTAAACCTGAAATTGACTTCGTGCCTGGTCAAAATCCATATAAAGAAAAATATGTAGTTATTGCACCACACTCAACATCTGGTCTTAAATACTGGAATAATCTAACTGGATGGCAAGAAGTTATAAACTATCTAAACGGATCTGGATACAAAGTCGTAAATATATCAAAAGATTCGGTAGAATACTACGGAGTTGAAAATTTATTAGATACTAGCATAGAATATACAATGAATGTGATTCACCACAGTGAGTTTATGATTGGTTTATCGAGTGGACTTTCATGGTTGTCATGGGCATTAGGAAAACATGTTGTCATGATTTCTAATTTTACAACATCAGACCACGAATTTCAATCAAACTGTAGTAGAATTATTGATAGAAGTGTTTGTTCTGGATGTTGGAATAAAAGTGAGTTTAGATTTGATAAAGGCGACTGGAATTGGTGTCCTGTCCATAAAGGAACCGACAGACAATTTGAATGTCACAAAAAGATTACCGGTCAAATGGTAATCAATAGAATCAAAAGTATTGATAAATTAAATAACTTCGAATGGGGATGGATGAAAGATAATTTGAATCAAAAAGAAATACTTATCAAAGAAATATTTGAAGACAAAATTTATGAAAGATTTTTTCAAATTGAAAAAGGTGATGTTGTTATGGATATTGGAAGTTCAGTAGGTCCATTTCCTTACTCAGCTGGTGAAAAAATTAAACACGTGTATTGTTTAGAACCAAGCGATGTGGAATTTGATACTTTATTGGAAAATATGAAAGATATTTCATCCACCTGTTTGAAGCTGGGAATATCCGATGAAACAGGAATAACCGATGGTGATTATATTTACGGAGGACAACAAAAAATGGAATGTATTTCATTCAGTGACCTGATTGAAAAATATAATATTAATAAAATTGACTTCTTAAAAACGGACTGCGAAGGTGGTGAATATGACATCTTTAATTCAAAAAATATTGAATGGATTAAAAGTAATGTGAGTAAGATTTCTGGAGAATGGCACTTGGGAAATAATTTAAAGGAAAAATTTAGAAAGTTTAGAGATGAAATATTAGTTCAATTTCCAAACTACGAGGTTTATTCTTTAGATGGATACAATGTAAAATGGGACTTATTCAATGATCACTTTTTAGAATACTTTACAGAAGTAATTATACACATAAAAAATTATTAATAAAAATGGAAATAGAAGTTTCAATTGGTGAAATAGTTGATAAACTATCAATATTAGATATAAAAATGAAAAATATCACAAATAATGAAAAATTGAAAAATATTGAAAAAGAATTTATTTATCTGAATAATATAGTTTTTAATCAATTAAAAATCGAAGAAATTGACTATCAAAAATTAGTTTCTATAAATAAAAAACTTTGGATAATAGAAGATGATATCAGAGATAAGGAAAGAAATAAAGAATTTGACGAAAATTTTATAGAACTCGCAAGATTAGTTTATTTCACAAATGATCAAAGAGCTGAAATTAAAAAAGAAATTAATATAAAATATGGATCTTTATTTGTAGAAGAGAAGTCTTATCAAAAATATTAACGAGGAGGAGCTGGTACAGTAAAGTTACCTGTGGTCAAATTACTTATCTTTATCCACTCACACCTTAACCTATCATTAGAGTTTTCCACA